TGGTTGCTAAGTATGCTTTAGGTCATGGAATCCTAAGACCTGAGTGTGCAGCTACAATCAAGTTATCTGCTTCTTAACTTACACAAAAGAGTACTCAGCAATGGGTACTCTTCTCTTACTATTTGGAGATTACTATGGCTTACGGAAAAAAGAAAAAGAAAAAAATGGGTGGTAGGGAATCACTTAAAATAAAAAAGTACTAAACCATGACTGTAGCTGCAACCACTGAATTAGAAAGCATCAACATTATGTTGGCTGCTATAGGAGAAGCTCCTATTAACAGTCTTACAGGTACACTTCCTGTTGATGCTCGTCTAGCACAACAAACTCTTACAGAGATTAATAAAAAAGTCCAGATGGAAGGCTGGTCTTTTAATACTGAAATAGATGTAACTCTTACAAGAGATGGATCTAATGAGATAGCCTTATCTATTGATACTTTAAGAATTGATTCTAATATTCATCAACACCCTACGATTGATCCGATACAACGTGGTCTTAAGTTATATGACAGGTTAAATAATAAATATCAATTTGATGAAGATCTTATCTGTACTGTTGTTTATTTTAGAGCCTTTAATGAAATACCAGAACCTGCTAGATATTACATAACTATAAAAGCTGCAAGAGTTTTTGTTGATAGATTAGTAGGAGATCAAGGCTTAAGAACCTATACAGAACAAGACGAAACAAGAGCCAGAGCTATATTAATGGAAACAGATCTAGCAAATGGTGATCATAATCTTCTTAGAGGTGACCCATCATTAACAAGTGTCTTTGATACTTACTCACCTGCAAACGTATTAATAAGGTAACTATGGCTGTAGTATCAAAAGCAATACCTACATTGCTAAGAGGAATATCACAGGCTGCTGATAACACCAAACAGGCTGATCATGCTGACATTCAAGACAATGCTGATAGCAACCCTGTCATAGGTCTTACAAAGCGTTCTGGTTTGCAATATATAACCAACCTCAGTTCTTCTACTTTAGGTAATGTTCATATACAAACTATTAATAGAGATGTTAATGAGAGGTATGTAGCAATATTTAGTAATGGCAATGTAAAAGTTTATGATATTGATGGCACAGAAAAAAATGTAAACAAACCAGATGGAACAACATACCTAAATACTTCTGACCCTAGAAATGCAATAAAGACTGTAACTATAGCTGACTATACTTTTGTGATTAATACTAATGTTACTACTGCAATGGATGAAAGCGTTTCAAGTTTATCATCTTCAAATATTACGCAAGCTATTGCTTTTATTAACCAAGTTTCAGACAAAACTACATATACAATAACAGTTGACAGTACTACGGCCACACACGATACAACAAATGACACTGCATTAGATACATCTTTTGTTGCTGGCACTTTAGCCAACAAATTACTTGGTATAAATGGTCAATCACCAACTAGCGGATCACCTTTAACAGGGTTTACAGTTGTACAAAATGGAAGTGTTTTACATGTTAAAAAGAATGATGGCAGCAATTTTTCTATAAGCGGTACTGATACTCAAGGAGAAACTCATTTAACAATAGTTAAAAATTCAGTGCAAAGATTTACTGATCTTCCAATAGTGTCACCTAATGGTTATGTTGTAGAAGTAAAAGGTGATGAAAATACAAACTTTGATAATTATTACGTTAAGTTTGTTACTAATAATGGAGGGACATTTGAACAAGGACAGTGGGAAGAATGTGTAGAGCCAGGAATTGAATTTAAATTTAATTATGATTCAATGCCTCATGTTTTAATAAGACAGGCAGATGGTGATTTCAGATTTGCAAGAGTAGATGGTGATAGTTATACAGCTTTTACAGGGTCAGGTACATATGATCAACAAAATTCTACTACTGTAACTGTTACTTCAACTGCTCATGGTTTATCAACTGGTAACTCAATAACTTTCGATCACACTTCTGGGACTGCTGTTGATGGCTCTTTCACTATTACAGTAGTAGATGCGAATACATTTACATATACAGCAGCAGGTACATTAACAACAAGTGGAAATGTTAGCTTTGGAATTACTAATAACTATACATTACCTAAATGGGGGGAAAGAACTGTAGGCGATTTAGACTCAGCACCTAACCCTTCTTTTATTGGTAATAAAATAAATAATGTTTTTTTCTTTAGAAACAGGCTTGGGTTTTTAGCTGATGATAATGTTATTTTATCAAGAGCAGCAGAATTTTTTAACTTTTTCCCAGAAACAGTTTTGTCTGTAATTGATAGTGAACCTATAGATGTAGCAGCTTCACATACTAAAGTAGCTATTTTAAGAAGTGCTGTAACAGTAGAGCAAGAATTAATATTATTTTCCGATCAAACACAGTTTGTCCTTACGTCTTCCACTGACAACCTTACACCTAAATCTGCCAATGTGGTGGTAGTTACTGAATTTGAATCTGATGATGATGCACAACCTGTAGGTGCTGGTAGCAGTATTTATTATTTATCCAAAAGAGGATCTTTTGCAAACATTAGAGAGTATGTATATCAAAGAGATCTTGTTATAAAAGAATCTAGTAATATCACTGTTCATGTACCGAAACTAATACCAAGTAATATATTTAAATTTGCAGTCTCTACAAGTGCGGATGTTTTGGTTTGTTTAGGTACAGATAATCCTAATAAACTATACATCAATAGATGGTTGTATGGTCAGCAGTATCAAAAGATATTGAACAGTTGGTCTACTTTTACTATTAATGAAAATAGATCTATTAAGAATGTTGATTTTATTGGTAGTGATTTGTTTCTCGTAATAGAAGAAGCAAACGGTACAACATTAGAAAAGATACCTTTTGAGAATGAATTTACAGAAGCTAATGCTACCTTTGAATATCGTTTAGACCATAAGGTTACAGAGGCTACTACTGGTGTATCGGTTGCTTATGACTCTACTACTGATATTTCTACATTTACTGTCCCTTATAAATTAAGAGCTAATATGAATATTGTTGGCAGGTATTTAGGTAGTGGAGAAACAAGTACTTTTGTAAGCCCACAAAACATAACAACAAATTTAAAACCAGGACAACTTATAGCAACAACAAATGCTATTGACGGTTCAACGTCTACAATTACAGCATCAGGTGATTACAGAAATAGTAAATTTATTATTGGTGAACCTTATGAAATGCACTATAGATTTAGTGAACAAAGAATAAGAGATGGACAAGGAGGTTCAAATTCTGGAGAAATACTTGGTGGTCGTTTGCAACTACATCATTTCTATATCAAATTTGAAGATACAGGTTTTTTTAAAGTAGAAGTTACACCAGAACATAGAGATACATCTACTCATAAATTTACTGGTAAACTTTTAGGTGCAGCTAGTAGTACTATTGGATCAATTAATTTAGAGTCAGGGTCATTTAAAGTTCCTGTGATGAGCAGAGCAGATAGAGTTAATATTGATGTAAAGAACAATACATTTCTACCTACAACATTGGCTAGTGCAGAATATGAGGCTATGTTCCATATGAGGAGTAGACGTATTTAATGGGTCATTTACGAAAAGCAAATTTAGAAGACTTAAAACATGTTGCTAAAAACATGAGGGAGATGGATAAATTAGAAGCCTTCTATCAATCAGGACAAGAACCACAACAGGCTCTTCAATTGTCTTATATATGCAGCAGTATAAACATGGCAATAGCTGATGATAATGATGCTCCTATAGGTCTTTGTGGAGTTGTACAGGGTGGTGTTATATGGATGGTTGCTACTGATGAACTGTTTAGTAATAAAAAATATAAAATACAACTAATAAGAAAAGGTCGAGAATGGGTCGATAGCCTGTTGAAAAATTACAAAATCCTATATAATTTTGTATATGCAGAGAATGATTCTGCTATCAAATGGTTAAAGTCTCTTGGGTTTACTTTTATCCAATATCACGAACATTACGGTATGCAAGGTAAACCATTTTACGAATTTCTGAGGATCGCATAGATGTGTGTTGCAGCATTTCCAGCTATAGGAGGACTAGCAGCAGGTGCGCAATCTGCTTTGTTTGCAGCAGGTTTAGGTCTTAACTTAGTAAGTGGTCTTGCACAGAGATCAGCAGCAAAAGCAGCAGCAGAGCAGACATATAGAAGCACTTTAATATCAAATGAATCTTTAGAGAGATCATCTGCATTACAACAAGAAGCTTTAGCTGCTGAATTAAAAGAAACTAGAGCATCAAAAGCACAAGAAAAATTAGCAAAAACAATTCAAGGATTAGAAGCTAAAGGTCGTATAAGAGCAGGTGAGCAAACTGGCATTACAACACAACTTCTTTTACAGAATGAAGAAAGGCAAACAGCAAATGAAAGAGAAGCTATTAATCAAACATTAGAATCTGTAGGCAGACAATATGTAAGAAATCGTGAAGGTCTTATTGCTCAAAGAGATAATAGACGTAATCAATTACAAAGTAATATAAATCAAGCTTACAATCAGATTCCTTCACTTGGATCAGTTCTACTTAATGTAGCTTCACAAGGTTTATCCACCTATGGTCAATTAACAGCTTTAAGTTAAATGTCATCTAGTTTTCAAAGCACAGCATTTCAATCAGCAGCAAGACCTGTTGATACTTTTGTAGCAGAACCCTCTGTTTTACCAAAAACAGATGCAGAAGAATTAGCAACAGTTTTACAGACTGTTAACCCTAACTTACAAAAATACATTGGAACTCGCCTTGAAAAAACTGTAGAAGAAGAAAAAGATAAAGCTTTTAAAATGGCTCTCGATACTGTTTTAGCTGATGGAACTATAGGAAAAGTTGCAGATGCGACTAGAAAACAAGATGGAGATGAAGCTGCTAGGCAATTAATAGGTGGTAATATTTTTATTGATAGATTTTATAAACAATATATAGGTGAGTTATATGGTTCTCAATTAGACAGTAATGCTAAAGAAGCTTATCGTGACGCTGAAATAGATACATTTAATGCGCAAGGAGAACCTATAAAAAGATCAATTAGATCATTTGCTCCAACTGATCCTGAGTTTATAGATTGGAGACAAAATTATTTTAAAGATCAAACGCAGAAAATACTTGATTTAGGTGGTGAAATTGATTCAGCTAATTTTATTACTAATCTACAAACTTCAGTTGTTAACTTAAACAAACTTGCAAGAAAAGAAAACAATGAATATAAAGTAGAAAAAGTAAAAGATTTAAGTAATGATTATTTTAATAAAACAGCGAAAGATTGGCTAAGTGGCAATAGAGAAGATGCACGACTTCACATTACAAATTTTATAAATGACACAAGAAAGCTTGGTTTGACAGGTGGTGATGCCAGAGAAGTTTATACAGGACTTGTTGAAAACATTGCTAATATTGGTCAATATTATGTAACTACTGCTGATGTAAATGATTTAGATGAAGTCGATGATCTTATCATAGGCATTGGTCTATCTATACCTTATGGCAATAATGGTGGTAATTTAACACAACACCCAGAGTGGCAAGAAAAGATAGAACCAATATTAGAAAATTTAGAAGATGAACTTAATGAAGAGCTTACACAAGGACCAAAGATAGATAAAGCTAGAAGAAGAATTAAATTAGAAAACAAGTTAGTTGAAGTAAATAAATTACCTATTGATACAGAAGAACAACGAGCTATATATAAACAAAAAATAATTGAATTAAAAAATGACAGACAATTTAGTGATCTTAATGAGGTTTTTAAAACTAATAATTATCCATATATAGAAGATTTTTCTGCTGAAATTTTTAATATAAGAACAAATATGAGACTTAGAAATTATGAAGATAATGAAAGCCCTTTAGATCAGTTAGGACTAATAAAAAATAAGATTGTTGATCTAGGTATAACTGATGACGGAATATTAACAGATTTAAATCAAGCAGTACAAATAGCGGAACAATATAAATCAATTTATCAGATTTTTGATGTAAAATCAAAACCACTATTTGATGATATAGATGCTTTTTATAGATCACAAGCTGGCTCGAAAGGTGTTTTTGGAAACATAAATCTTACTGGTGGAGTAAGCGTAAATCTTGGTGGTCTTGATAATGATTTGTATATAGAAAAATATAAGAACGAACAACAAATTGATAATAATTTTGAAACTTGGATTAAAGAAAATTACTATCAAATGAAAGATGGGAAAAAGGTTGGAGGACCATCAGAAGCAGATATAAAAAAATGGCTAACTGATGAAAGAGAAAGAGTAGAAAAAGAAGTATTTAAATTTAAAACAGAAAGTCAGAAAATCATTGATGAGATTAGTAACAGGCCAGTAAATCAAAGAAGAGGGTTTGGTTTTGGAAATGAAGATGATGATTTTAGGGAGAGTGTTCTACAACTAGAAACACCAGCTTTTGGTAATAAAAAGTTTGAGGTTGAACCTGGTGCGTTCAGTGAGGGTGGGGTGACAACAGTTGATGTAAGTTCTGGTGATACGTTATCTGGTTTTGCAAATGATTTAGATACCTCTGTAGAAGCTATAAAAAAAGCAAATGGAATGACAAGTGATGCAATTCAAATAGGAGATGTCTTAGTTATTCCAGAAGGTATTACTGACCCTAATAAGGTCGATGCTCCTAAGTTTGACATGAATAAACTGATTACAAGTAAAGACCACCCATTTAATCCTGTCAGAGAAAAACATAACTTCCAGGTTATTTATAATATTGCTAAAGAAATAGGTATAAAATATCCCGAACTTGTAGCTGCACAAGCTATGGAAGAAACAGGTTTTGGTAAAAATCAATCAGCAAAAAATAATTTCTTAGGTCTTCAAGCTACACCTTCAGAAGTTGCAAGAGGTGAATCTGAAAGAAAAATGACTACTGAATTTAGAGGTCAAGGTAGACAACCAGAAGAAGCAGACTTTAAAACATTTGAGAATATTAAAGCAATGATGATGCAATACAAAAAACAATGGAATGATAATTTCTTGAGTAGAAAAGGTATCGTAAATGCAAACAGTATTCAAGAAGCAATAAAAATGCTACAAGCTGAAGATTATGCAACTAATCCAGATTATGATAAAAATGTATTAAGAATTATTGATCGTGCTATTAAAGAAGGTTGGTTTTAAACTATGACAGACTCTAATCTACAAAACACAGTGCCAGAAGGAGCTTTTGGTATAGGATCTAAAAAAACTGATGACTTTACAAAAAACGAAGAGTTAAGAAATACAGGCATACAAGACATACCAAATATGCTGATTAATGCTCTTACAAAACAATCAGGCGGTATTGTTATGCCAAGTCAAATCACAGAGCAAGCAGTTACTAACTTTCAAGAAGGTGTAGAAAATGTACCACTTCTTGGAAAAAAAGACGAACAAACTGTAAGGGCTGGTTTAGCTGCTGGTTTTGATTTAACTGAAAATGCTATCAACTTTGCTGGTCGTGCAATCGGTGGTTTAAGTGGTAACAAATATACAGCTAAAGACTTTTTTGATAATGAAAAGTTAGGTGTCTATATACCTGAAGAAGATGAAAATAGTCTTAGTTACAACTTGACAAAACTAGGAGTGCAATATGGAATACCATATACAGCAGCCTTTAAATTTTTAGGTTCTATAGGTTTATCAAATTTTGTTTGGAAAGATGTATTAGCAGGTGGTACTACTGCATCAGTTTTCTTTGACACATTTGATAAAAATCTTTCTAATTATTTAGTTGATACTCCTTTAATCGGACCAGTAGCAAAATTACTTGCAGCAGAATCAGAAGAAGAATCTAACGTAGCAAAAGAAACTATCAAGAAATTTATTGAAGGTGGTGTAACTGCAAAGATAGTAAATAAAACTTTTGACGCAGCTTTAAATCCTAAAAAAGTTGCAGATGCTTTTATAAATGTTGTTGACTTTTTTAAAAAATCACCACAAACTACAAAAAGATTAATTTTTAATTTACAACAATCAAAATTTAATAAGTTTTCTAATGTAAGAAAATACAACTCAATGGATGAAGTCCTTAGAAATGGCGATGACTTAGTAGATGTAGCACCAGTAACAGATGATGCAGTAACAAAAACCTCAACACGATTAGAGTTACCTGATACCAGAGGACAAAACGAGTTTTATCATGGTGCTGCTAGTGAAATAAACCTTGTAGAAGGTGGTGAATTTGGCAAAGCTGTAGAAAATTTATATGGAGATGGTTTTTATGTGACAGAGGATTTAGTAACTGCTGCTAAATACCAAAAGAAAAACAGAGTAAAAGGTAAAAAGCCTACTGGTGTTGTTTACAAAGTTACTGAAAAACAACCTGTAAAGTTTTTTGATTTAGACGCACCTGCGACACCAGAGAAAATAGATCAACTCCGTAACATTTTTGATGTTGATGCTTATGACGAAGTTGATATTATTGATAGAGCTTTAGATAATGTTGGTTCAAATGCTAGTATTGCTCAAATTTATGATGAAATAAAATTAATTTCAAATGCTAATGATCTTAGTGCTAATACTACAGCAGACTTATTTTCTTCTTTTACTGAAGAATTACAAAGAGAAGGTTTTGGTGGTTTAACACATCAAGGAGGAAAGAAAGCAGGTAAGAATAAAAGACTACATCAAGTAAGAATATATTTTGATCCAGCTAATTCATTAGAAATAAACAAAGTTGACTTAGATCAATTAGGAACAGTTGCTAGTGATAGTGAATTAGTTACCAGAAAAAAAATAAGAAGTCAAAAAGGCAAGCAAAAGTTTCAAACAACTGATACACCTGTAGGTTTTGAAGGCAGAAATATGAATCTCTTTAGTGATGATCCTAAAGAAGTTGCAAAAATAAAAGCTGCCTACGAACAAGAATTAAATGAATATTATCCAAAATATAAAAATATAGTTACTGATGATATGTTGATTGAAGATGCAGATGATTTTTTAGAACAAGAGGTAATACAAGAATTAAAACAATTTTCAGATAAGTATGGATTTAAATTACCTGTTTTGATGGCTGCTTCTGTTAGACGTATTTCTGGTCTTGCTGAAAATTTAAGTGATGGTGCTAAATTATTGAAAACGCTACCCACTGGATCAGAAGAAGCAAAGATTTTAAAAAGTAAACTTGCAATACAAACAGTTAACTTTTATAGATTAATAACTGGTGATAGTAGGGCTGGAACTGTTGTAGGTAGAGCTTTAAGAGCAAGACAAACAGCAAAAGCACCTAACCCAGTAACAGGTAAAACACCAGGTCAAATAACAGAAAGCAACATACAGGTAAAAAGAGCCGAAGAAGTAAAAGGTGGTGGATCAGAAGTTATACGAGATATAGCTAAAGATATTGATGATACCTTTCAGAATTTAGGTTTTACTCAAGACGATTTACTAAAAGCTTTAGAAGAAGATAATTTTGAAGGATTTGCTGATTTTGCAAGTAAACTAGCTGCTGCACATGGAGATCCGTTTGTTTTACAAAAATTTGTTAAAGAAAGTTTTGCAGGTAAATTATTAAAAATAAGTAACGAACAGTTTATAAATGGTATTCTTTCTAACCCTGCTACTCATGTTAGAAATACTATTGGTACTATGATTAATGTAATTAAAGGGCCAGCAGATTTATTAGCAGGTTCAATATCAAGAGAAGGTTTAGACCCTATTTTATTTAGAAGAGCAATGGCTGAGTTCGCCATGTTTAAACAAGCTCAAAGTGATGCCTTGAAATTAGCAGGTCAAGCTTTTAAAGATGAAAGAAATATTTTAGATAAATCAAGAATGATCGTTGACTCTGGTAACGACCCTACACAAAGATTTGCTATAGCAACTATTAAAAAAGGTCTTGTACCAGATTTGTATAATGCTTTTGGAACTGCTACAAGAAGTCCTACAAGAGCTTTATTGGCAGAAGATGAATATAACAAACAGCTATCTTTTAGAATGTTTTTAAAGGGATCATTAGTTGAAGATGGTTTAAGAAGAGGTTTAGATGGTAAAGCTTTAGATGATTATGTTGATACAAGTTTTGAACTTGGTACAAGTTGGATTGCTAAAAAAGGAGAAGAACTAGACCTTGCTCTTAAAGGTATTTCTGAGTCTAAAGCTTTTATCGGATCAGAAGGAGAAGCAGTTGCAATAGGAGAAGATTTGTTTTTAAAAATAAGAGATGCTCTTGATTATGCTGCTGATCGTACATTTACTACCAGAATTGATAATAAATTTGTTAACGCATTTAAACATCCTGGATGGAAACCTTTAATACCTTTTATAAATACACCTTTGAATTTACAACAAACTTTGTTGAAAAATACCCCAATGGCAACCAAGCTAACAAACAATCCTTTATTGAAGGGAATGTTAGATACTCATAGAAAACAACTACAAAGTGCTGATCCATCTGTTGCTGCAAGAGCTAGAGGTACGACTAGAGTAGGTGGTGGTATATGGGCTACTGCTATTGGTTTAAGTTTGCTTGCTGGTGATAAATTTGCAAAGATTGCTTTAGTTGATGGTAATGATCCTGATTGGAAAGAAGATAAATTAAGAAAGTATGCTGGCGATATTGGATATGCTTTAAGATTTTTAATAACTAATCCACTAACAAAAGAGCCAGAACTTGGTCCAGATGGTCAACCTAAATACTATTTTTTTGATGTCGGTAGAATTGGTCTTGATCCAGTAAGTTCTATATTTAGGGCAGCAGGTTGGTGGGGTACTTATAGTAAATATTTAAGTGATGATGATCAAAAAAATGCAGCTTTAATAATGACAACTGCTTTGGCAAGAGATATTTTAAATATTCCGATGCTTGAAAACATACAAACACTTTTTGACATTATTGAAAATAGACCTGATGCTTTACCAAACTTTATAGCAAACTATGGTAATTCTGCTCTTATACCTTTTGTATCTGCAAGAAGAGGTCTTTCAAAAAGAGAATATACAATTATTGATCCAAGATCAGGTAAAAAGTTAAAAGGATTTTTTAAACATGATAAATCAATTCAAAAAGGTGATTATATAAAAGAAGAAGTTAGAACAACTTTTGATGATGGAACTCCAATACCAGAGGATCACCCTGCGTATGGAACTTTAAAAAGACAAAAAGAAAAATTTCCTTTTGAATTTTTTACAAAGAAAGTAGTATTAAAAATGTTTAAAGAAATTGAAGCAAGTAATCCATTTAAAACAGATATACAACCAGAAAGACATTGGTTAACACATCAGTTTTTAGAATACCCAAAAAATCTTGGTCCTAACAGTGGTTTAAATCCTACTTATCATGGCACTTCTATGAATGATCCTGTTATAAGTTTAATGAGAAGAAGCAGATCAAAGATAAGTAAACCTTTAGCACATTTATTTAGAAAATCACCAGAAGGAGGTATTTTATTAAATTCAACTCAATATAGAACTTTTACAGATTTGATTGGATCAATTAAATTAAATGAAAATGGTATTGAAAGTGAAAAAGGTAAAACTGTTTATCAGAGATTATATCCGTTAGCAACAAATAAAAACATTTTAAAATTACTTGATTTTATTGATGAAGGAGAAGTTGATGAAGATTTTACTATTGACACAACAGCTTTACTAACAGATAGAATAAACACATCAAAAGATTTAAGAAGTGTGTTAAACAAGGTAATCAAACCATATATAGGTGCAGCAAAATTAAAACTGTTTCAGCTTGAAGATAATCAAGGAGGAGCTAAATCTTTACTACCTGCATACCTTAAAGAAAAAAGAAGACAAGGGTTGCAGATACAAAATCGTAATTTAAGGTAAACTTACAATAACAAGGTAAAATCATGGCTACTAACACTGCTGCAACTTTTACAAATTTATCTGGTAATAACACTGCTGGACCATTCAACATTTCTTTTCCCTATCTATCAGAAGCTGAAGTAGATGTTACTGTCGGTGGTTTTTTAAAAACTCTTGGCACTCATTATACTTTCACCAGTGCTTCACAAATAACATTTACCAGTGGTAATGAACCTGCTAATGGTGTTGCTATTAAGTTTCAAAGAAATACAAACATTAGTTCAAGGAAAGTAGATTTTGAAGATGGCAGTGTTTTAACAGAAATAGATTTAGATACTAATTCAAATCAATTAATACATGCACTACAGGAAATTACTGATGGGGTAATTAGCCAACCTACTGTGGCAACAAGCGATACATCTACTAGCGTTATTAATCCACCTGCAAATCCTTCTAATGGTGATCTTTGGTGGAATAACGAAGATGGTGACTTACATATTTATTACGATGATGGAAATTCTCAACAATGGGTTAGTGTTACGGGTGCTGGTTCTGGCTCTGGTTCAAGTACTGGTACTCAATATTATACCCCTAGTTTTACAAACGCTGTTAATAGACTTATAAATACAAGATTAGAAGATACTGTTAATGCCAATGATTTTGGTGCAAAAGGAGATGGAACAACAGATGATACTGCTGCTTTACAAAATGCAATTAGTTATTGTATTGCAAGTGGTGGAAGAGAGCTTGTTATAAATGCTGGTGTTTATTTAATTACTACCGAAATTACAGCTACAATAGATGCACAATTAGAACAGTTACATATTAGGGGTGCTGGAAATGTAATATTAAAATGCGTACCAGCAGCAACTTTAACTGCTTTTCTAAATATTAGTATTACATCAAATCATTATGCTTCTGGCTACTCAACAGGCGCACCAAGATGTTCTATAAAAAATATTGAATTTGCTTATGCAAATGAAACAACAACAGCCTTAAGTTCTGCTTTAACTATTTCTGGCAGTAATATAACAGGTCTTCATACACAGATGTTTGTAATTGAAGACTGTCAATTTGTTCCTTGGACAAATACTTCTAACAGCACCTTATTTGATACGTTTTTTAGTATTGCCGTAGTAATAGATCAATTGCATGAAGTGTCATTTAGAAATTGTACTTTCTATGGAGAACACGATCAAAATGCAGTAGGAACACTTGGTCAACAAGGTTATTTAGTATCCATAGTCAATGGAACACCAGATGCAAGCCATCATGTAACCGATTACTATTTTGACTCTTGTACTTTTTTATATGGCATGATAGGGCTTTTTGCTGGCCCTTATGTACAGGGAATTAATGTAAATAATTGCACATTTATGCAAAGTCATTACGGTATTTATATAGAAGGTCAAATGGCAGGTGAAGATCCTACAGATTACCTATCAGGTGGATTGCGAGTTACAAATTCTGTATTTGATAACGAGATCAAACAATTAGAACCTAGTACCGCTACTGATACAATGAACTCTGATTATAATATATTTGTAAATGGTTATTTAGATATTAAATTAAGTAATAATTATTTTTCATCTGGTAGAGATTTAGCGTCTAATCCTCCTGGAGCAAGAGTTAGGGGATGTATATACATTAACAACGGTGGAAGGTTTAATATAAATGGCAATAATTTTGCTTCAAAAGGAAAAGGTGCTAACAATTCAGATATTTATCAATATTCAAATTATTATAATACAGCTATCACTATTGAAAACACTAATCTCTCTAGTACAAATGTAGATAGTCAAATACAAGCTAACAACTTTTATGATTTTGCAGGTAGTCGAGGTGCTGTTTATTTAGCTGCAAGCAGTAAAGAAATACAATGTTATCAGGAATTAAATGTTTTTCAAAAAAGTTCTGGCAGTGTAAATATTTTAAATCAAGGAACTAATAATATTACAACTTTAATAGGTGTAAGTGGTATAAATTCTGACTACAGAATTAAAAAAGATATAACAACTCAAACAGAATCAGGTATTAGTAAGGTTAAACAATTAAGACCAGTAAATTATAAATTTAAAGATAATGTTGAATTAAATTTTATTGGGAAAGAAGACAACACTAATAGAGAAGGTTTTATAGCCCATGAAATTGCTGAAGTTATTCCTAGTGGAGTACAAGGAAATAAAGATGCTTTAAATAAAATACAAACAATTAATGTTGACGCTGTACTATCAGTTTTAACAAAAGCATTGCAAGAAGCTATAAGTAAAATTGAAATATTAGAATCAGAGATAGCGTCTTTAAAGGATTCATAATAAGATGGAAGCATTACATAAAATACAGAACTTATAACAATGGCTGCTTTCGATTTTCCAAATAATCCAAATACTAATGATACTTATAGTGCTAATGGCATTTCATATGTTTACAATGGTAATGTTTGGAAAAGAGTTGGTAGTGGTGATATAGCTACCATTACAAATGCAATAATCAATAGTGACCTTGATGGTAAAGGTGAATTATTAGTTGGAGATGGAGTGGGCGATCCTACGGCTTTACCTGTAGGTCAAGATGGTTATATATTAAAAGCTAATAGCAGTACTGCAACAGGTCTTGAATGGGTGCTTGCTAGTAGTGCGAATGCTCCTATTAGTGGTACTGAACAAGTTAATTGGGATGTTGATCATAACTGGTACGACATAGACGGTGTTGATACTTTAAATGTTCGCCTAATAAAATTTATAGGTGCTTCACAAGCGGGTTCACCTACAGGAACTGGTCCTCGTCTTACTAATACAAATTCACAAGAGTTAAAATTAGCTTTTCCTTACAATGGGGGAGCAAATTATTCGACAACAATTCTTTTTGCCGGACCTGCTGGTGAAACTCATTTCTTTAGTCCACTAAGAATTTCAGATACTGTAGATGTAAAATCTATTGCTAATACTTACGTTGGTTCTGGTGGTTATTTAGGATTTTACGTCCAAGTCGATACTAAAACTCCATACAACAGATATGGAAATACAGGATCAAGTTCTAGTTTTCAATTTAAAGACTATAAATCAAGAGGTTTAAATATACCAAATGTTCCTACAAAATTAGGAGAGTGGAAAGACGCTCCTGCTTTTCATGCAGTTCCTGGTATTACATATAGATTTGATCAAACTGATACTAGTAACCTTACATATACTTTAGGATTTTTTACAGATGAAGCTAGAACTAACCCTTATACGACAGGCGTAACTACTGTTGGAGCTGCTGGTAGTTCTAACGTTGCTTATACCGAAATAACTTTTACCGAATCAACTCCACAAATCTTATATTACGGTGCTACGAATACACAAGCGTCATTTGATTATATGGGTAATATAGTCATAACAAACACTGGTATTACTGGTGCTAGCAGTGGTGGTGGTGGTGGTGGTGGACTTAATAATGTTGTAGAAGATCTTACACCAGAACTGGGTGGCAACTTAAATGGTCTACAAAAAGGAATTAATAATATAAGCAGTTTAAGTATTTCAGACGGTAATACTGGTACTTATGGTCAAATAAGCTTTCTCGGTTTTGGTGCTGGTACTGGACCCAGAATTAGACACACCAATACTGGTGATGTAGCTATTAATAGAGTCTATGGAGGAGGTGGAAGTTATTATGATACTTTTGTCTTTGGACCTCATAGCGGACCTAATACCAGCACTGTTCCTTTCGTATGTACAGATAGTATTTATAGTAATGGTTTTGTCAATCCTCATACAACACTTAAACAATATTATGTCACTGTTGCCGTTAGAACCAGTGCGCATAGATATTATCAATCAGGAACAACTGCTGCTGGATATGTAATACAAGATTTTGCTAATAAAGGTTTTAACACAAGTGGAAACCCTACTCCATTAGGTTCAGCAATCGAAGCACCATTTTTATATTTTGTTCCTGGAACAACGTATAGATTTGATCAGTCTCAGAGTACTAATGCTGGTCATCAAATAGCTTTTTATTTAGAGGCTAATAAAACCACACAATATACTACAGGTGTAACTACTGTTGGTACAGCAGGGCAAGCAGGTGCATACACTGAAATAACAGTAACAGATACAACCCCAATAGTTTTACATTATCAGTGTGTAAATCATAGTTACATGGGGAATTGTGTAACTACTAATTCAAATGTTGTTAATTACAATGATCTAACTAATAAACCAACATTATTTGATGGTTCCGCTTTAGACGCTGCAAACTTAAATGCTGGAACAATACCAGACGCTAGATTTCCAGCTACTTTACCTGCTATTAGTGGTGCTAACTTAACCAACCTACCTGCTGCAAATCTCAGCAATTTAAATGCTAATAACTTAACAAGTGGAACAGTACCAGATGATCGATTCCCTGCAACTTTACCAGCAGCTTCAGCAGCAAACTTAACATCAATTCCAGCAGCTAACCTAACTGGAACTTTACCAGCACTTAACGGAGCAGCATTAACTGACTTAAACGGAGATAATATAGGTTCTGGAACAATAGCAGCAGCCAGAGTTGCCACATTGAATCAAGATACAACAGGATCAGCAGCAACACTCACTACCCCAAGAGCTATAAATGGTGTTAACTTTGATGGTTCTGCTGATATAACTGTAACTGACTCAACAAAACTACCACTTGCAGGCGGTACATTAACAGGGACAATAATTGTTGAAGACGCTATTAATGAAAATGTATATTCAATTACTGATGGTTCTAGCGTAGATTTAGACCCAGATAATGGGATGATACAGACCTGGACTTTAGGAGCAGATAGAACAGCGACTAGCAGCTTAACATCGGGTCAATCAATGCTGCTTAAAGTTACAACATCAGGCTCTAATACTTACAGTCTTACATTTCCAAACGGTACAAAATTTGTAGGTGGTACGACACCAACAATTAGCTCTTCAGAAGAAACAATGCTAGAAATTTTTTATATAGGTTCAACTTTATATGTAGCAAATGTAGGAGATTTTGAAACATGAGGGCGCACCGTCTTCGTGCTGCCGCTGGCAATGCTTCGAGTGGAGGTGGTGGCAGTATTGTTACTACTAATTTACGCCGACATTATGATTTCGGTGATACAAATTGTTACAACACTTCAGTAAGTAATACGGCTGTAACTGATTTATCTGGCAACAGTAGAGATGCTGCGTGGTCTGCTGGACCTATATTTAATTCAGCCAATGGTGGTTATATACAAATGGGATCTGGATCAGCTTCACAATTAAAATCAAATTCAAAGGTAGGTGCTTTGTCAAGAGTTGTAGGTACTGGAGCTTACACTATAGAATTTTGGCTTAATGCTTATACTCCAAATAATACTAGTCATGTTGGTAATTGGTATAATGATATGCCAACAAATATAGTATTTAGCCCGCAATTTGTTTTTACATATTATGGATTTAGAGCACTACGGCAAAATGCATATAATTGGAGTGGTTGGGGTCATTATGGTTCGCAGAACTATTATTCCTATAATTTTACTACGGGTACTGTAACACCATCATATGGTGCTCAAGTTTATGATGGTAGTAATTCTAGCTATCCCCAACCTACTTTTGTTTCAGGGGCTTATAGTACAAACGGTTATCAAGGTTGGGAGCATATTGTACTAACTAGATCTGGCACGAGTACTAACGGATTGAAGTTTTATAGAAACAATACTCTTGAGTTTACTGGCACTAGCACAATAAATTATGCAGCACCAGCTTCAGCAGCGGGTGATCTTGATTATGGCAACGCACCCTCAAGCAGATTTGCAGTATTAAGAGAATATACATATGGATTTACCGCAACAGATGTGGCACAAAATTATAATGCACAAAAAGCTCGTTTCGGGCTTTCGTAGCTAAACTATTATTATGAACTATGCAATCATTAATGGTACTACTGTAACAAGCACTGGTACTATTCAAAAATTATTTCCTTCTACTATCTTCCCTGCTACTGGTCCTAATGCAGATTTCTTAACAGCAAATAGTGTTGTTGAATTAGTAGAAACTCTTAGCTATACGACACCAACACAAAAGCTTACTTCAGTTGATCCATATGTGCAAAGTGGTAAGGCATATAATGTGAAGGTGGAATCTACTACAACAGAAGAACAAGCTGCATTAACTTCTCAAAAATGGGAAGAAGTTAGAAACCAAAGAAATACAATACTACAAGCAACAGATTGGATGGCCTCTAGCGATCTTACCTTGTCAGATGCTTGGAAAAATTATAGACAAGCCTTAAGAGATGTACCGACACAATCTGATCCATTTAATATTACTTGGCCTACTTCACCTAGTTAAAATTTAAATAAAACTTATGGCACGAAAAACTAACGAAGAGCTAAGTCAAGAACTCTTAGCAATCGAAAAAAGATACAATGAAAATGTGCAAGAGCAAAGACAATTACAAGATAGAGCTATTGCTATAAATGCAACTTTACAAGACAGAGCGGAGGCAGAAACCGAAAAAAAGTCTATTGCGAAATAATAGAAAAGCAGTGTAAATGCTGCGGTAAAATGTTTTCTACTACCGAACAACGTAGAAAATATTGTTCTAATGCTTGCAAAACAAAGTTTTATCGCAGAAAAAAAGCTACTTTATAGCTGTCATTTGTCTCACTAGTACTCCAAATGTGACGTATGGAATAGTGATAGCTATAATTAAAAGTAACATTAGGATTTTTAAAGAAATGCTAAACCGCATATGTCAGATTTTAAGTATCGTTTCATTTGTAATGGTAGCTTCCATGAGTGGTGGAGCGTACTTCGGTTACAAGTATTTAACATCTGAAAACTTTAAGAGCCGAGTCATGAAAGAAATCATGGGTAACGTATCTGGAATGATGCCAAAAGTATTAGATCAAGGTTTACCTGACGTAACAGGACCATCTATACCTACTAAATCTCTCCCTAAACTCTAAGCCTATATGAATAATAATATTATTTTTAAAGGAGTAGCAGTAGGACTTGGAACAGCTTTTGTATCTTCTCAATTTTATGCGATTAATTTATTAGCTACAAAACCTAACTTACCTATGTTTGATTTGCCTGTTAGTAAATATTCTACTTATGAGATTGAAGCTGATAAAGATAGTTATAAGATAAGACATAGAATGCACGATCCAAGAATTATTGCTTCCATTGAAAGTAGTAAAAAGCCAGCAGGTTTTTTAGGTGCTAGTAAGGCTTATGTCACAAAAGAGAGTCAAAGGATAGCTGGTGAAAAGGATGTAACTATTGTGAATAATGGTGAGCTTACAGCAAAACAAATAGCTTGCATAAAAGAAAGAGCAAAAGGTGAGTCAACTGGAGAACTTATTGGAACGTCAGTAGCTACAGGAACAGGTTTATCTAGCTCATTAGCTAATGTTCCTATTGTCGGCTGGTTCTTATCTGGGTTTGCTACTAACACAGCTAGAAGAGAAGGCGGTAAGATAGGAGGTAATATGGCTGCTGACTTTAACGATTGTTAATGCCTACGATTAAAGTTCCTGAGATAAAAATACCAAAAATAAATATACCAGAAACGCCATATGTACCTGAAACTGTATTGGTAGGAGAAAACCCTGCTTGTGATTTAACTAATAGAGATATAGAACTATCAGAAAATCCAACTATAATTTTTCATGGAAGAAAGGCTTATGCTACTTGTCCTAATGGTCAGGCAATCGCTGGCACACAACCAATTAAAGTACAACCAGAAGCTAAAACAATTAGACCTATTGTTTATGATGCACAAGACACTATAGAAACAGAAGGTACATATAAATTTCAACCAAAAGCAAGTGGAGTAAATATTAATTTAGGACAAAAAGAAGAAGAGGAAGAAATCGAATTAGCACCTTGTCCACCTAAAAATGCACCATACAGACCTGGAGATTGGCGTAATGAGCTTAGATTAGAAAGGCTGGTAAAATATGAGCGTGGGCTATTGGAGGGTTCCTGTGATGCAATCTGGGAAGAAGTACCATTTGTTGACCAGTACATACCGACAGCTAGTGTTGTTGTATCTACTGCTGTTATTGCTTCTGTTGCTGCCACTACTCCACTACTACTTAATATTGTCAAACCCTTAGTAAAAAATATTATAAAAAAGCTGACAAAGAAGAAAGAAAAAAAGGTAGAATAAAATAACCTTATCTAACATGGCGACAGATAGGGTGTCTAGGTGGGCAAGTTTAACCGTGCTTGCCTACTGCTTTAATTTATGAGTATGTGGAATAACTTGATTAGGTACAGTTGTCAAAACCACGTTACGGCAGCTAACAGCATCATCTCCTACAAACTTAACACCTAGTTTTAATTGCTCGGCACATATTTTTAAACGATTAAGATTTACCTCTAGCTTTTTAGCATCAAGCATAAACTCCTGATACTTTCTATAAGTTTGGGCTGCCTTCAAGCACTCATCATCAAATCTTTTTCCTAATGGTACTTGGATACTAATAGTCGCTCCATATGAAAAGTTATGATTTATCTGATCTAATCTTTCCTGTTCTGCTATGTAGAGAATCTCACCGGGATTTGTTAGCTGACCAGTTTCACTATCTTTTGCTTGGTTATATATATTTGTTCTTTGTATGGTACTTCTTGGAGTATTGTAATATTCTCCTTTTGTTATGAAGGGATTAAAACTAAGAGTAGGTGTTTGGCATTGAATACCGTTGCTATACCTATGCGTAGGGAAAGATCCGCTTATACTTTGAAAGCCTTGGTTAACTATTGTCGATTGAGTACTCGATTGGGGGTTACTTATAGTTGTTTCGGCATAAACAGGACTAGCAAATAAAAGTCCTATTGAAATAAGGTTGTAGAAGTTTGTGTTGTTTCTATTGTTTGTGTTCGATTTATTATGCTTACTGCGTCTAAACCAGGAGCCATAAAGTTTTCCGTTAGAGAAAAGGCATCTCCTTCGCTCACGATTTCCCACTGTGGTTTGCTTGTTAAGTTTGGTGTTATCCATTCAAAATTAACTGCACCTGCATTACCTGTATTCTGACTTGTTGTGTAAGTGGCTTCAGGAGAGATAACAGTACCATCTTTAATCTTGATATTAGATCCTGTAACTGAGTACGCATAACCTGAGTTATAGTTTTCAGTAATAATAACTTCATCTATTTTTGAAATACTCCTTGAGTTGCTTTGAATCTGGTTCGCACCAAATCTAGGAGTCTCAGCGAAAGCATTAGGAATAAAAACAACAAGTAGACATAGCCACCATTTCATTAATCGAGGCCAAGAGTAATAGTTGATTGGAGCGTTGCAGTTGTACCAGCACCCATATCCGCTAGGTTTACTGTCAATGCTTGTCCACTATCCATTGTGATTGCTACAGAACCAGGATCGCCACCAGATACTACAGTGTACTTTCCTAAAAGTGGTAATGCAGCTACACCATTTGAGACTGTCGCTGCGGTTGTACTCGTACTGTCTCCTTGTAAAAATGTCTCGCTCGCCGAAAACGCATCTCCTGTGTTGACTACATTGAAGCTAGTATCGTAATCAATAGTAGGAACACCATTAGTAATACCAGCATCAGCTAGATCAAGAGAACCTATCTGACCAGCTACTGTGTTTGCTTTTGGTGTGACGTTTGTACCAGCAACACTGATAGATGATCCAATACGCTCTGATGTAGCACTAGCACCTAGAGTAGATACTGAAGCTACTGATTGAATTGAATGAGTGATGTCTGCAAAACTAGCCGTTGGAAATGCTAGTAAAAGCAAAGGAAGAAATTTTTTCATTTTTTGGGTGATGGGGGATCTACAATTTCTGCACCAATAATTTTTATCGGTGTTTCTATTCTAACTGTCTGATAACCACCAGACTGTGACGCTAGTAACGCTTCTACTTCTTTTTTGTTTAGAGGTTTATCCTCTGGCTTAAATGTACCATCTCCACGCTTCTTTGCAGTAGCGATGCCATAGGTAGACAAAGTTCCCGTAAAAACGCTTGCGATGAAAGTCGGGTCAATTTTGTTTTGAACCCAACCTGGGATAGTTATGTAGTTTAGAGTAAGAATAAATCCACTCCAAACTAAAACACCTAATCGAACAAAATTACTAATGATAGCAAGCTGTTCTTCTTTATCGTCTATACCTTCTTTTAATTTCTGAAAAGGATTCTTTTTCTCTTGTTCTGCCATAGAAGCGTAGTATCTTGTCTAATACTAGCATTTTCGTTATGTTTGGAAAGTAAGACATTACTATGAACCACAAAGAATTTTTCAACATTCTTATAGGCAAACCACCTCTTGAAGTTGAGTTGGAGATAGAAATGAAGTGTAGAGAAGTGGATCAATTATCTGAAAGCTATTTAAAAGCGTATTCTTCTGCTTTGATAAAAGAAAACCGATTACAAGATTTACTTATCATGGCAGCCATGCAACGCATACAAGATACTGAAATTAAATTGATGCGATATGAAATGGCAGAACATCATCGAAAGAAAAATCTTAAAGTAAAGAAAAAATATAAAAAGAAAACTCTACTCGACAGGATCAAGGCTATGTTGGGCATGTTCAGATGATCTTTTGTCTTCCCATAACACTTTGTAGTAGTACATCTTAGTACCAACAGAATTTTTTCTTTCTATCATTTCAGTAATATTTCCATATTTCTTTGTATATGTATTAGCTATAGCAGAATAATTTTTTCTAGATACACGATCATTGATCTGGAATCTTTGTCCGATTAGCTTATTAGGCATAATTTTCTAAAACAAGGTATATTAGTTTCAAAACCAATTCTAATTATGGGAAAAGAAAAAAAGTTAGAATTATTAGAAAATCTTCAAACTGTTCTCATACAAGAATTATTAGGAAGAATAAAATGTGGCGAAGCAAAACCAGGAGATCTTAACGTAGCTAGACAATTATTAAAAGATAACGGCATAGAGTGCATACCAACAGAGAAGAATCCTATGGAAGATCTCATGTCAAACTTACCAGACCTTGATGTCATACCTGCACTTGAAAGATAATTGCAACCTTTACCAGAAAAACTACAAGATTTTAGATACTTTCTAATAATAACTTGGCGTCATTTAAACCTACCTGACCCCACACCAGTTCAATTAGACATAGCTGAGTATTTACAGTACGGACCTCGTAGAAAGATCATACAAGCCTTTAGAGGGGTGGGTAAAAGTTGGATTACATCTACCTACGTTGTATGGAAACTAAGGATGAATCCACAATTAAAGTTCCTTGTTGTATCTGCTAGTAAAGATAGAGCAGATAACTTCTCTACTTTTACTATGAGATTGATCAATGAGATGCCTGTACTTGCTCCATTACGACCAGATGACTCACAAAGAAACAGTAAGATAAGTTTTGATGTTGGCCCTGCACACGCTGACCACGCCCCTTCAGTAAAGTCACAAGGGGTTTTAGGACAAATGGCTGGTAGTCGTGCAGATGAGGTCATAGCTGATGACGTAGAAGTACCAAACAACAGCTTTACCCAACCGATGAGAGACAAGTTAAGTGAAGCTGTAAAAGAATTTGATGCAATCTTAAAACCAAACGGTAAAATAACCTTTCTTGGTACACCACAAACAGAACAATCTTTATATTTAACACTTGAAGAACGTGGATATACAACACGCATCTGGACTGCACGTTATCCAGAACTAAAAAATAACTATGGAGACAGATTAGCTCCTAAGTTAGCTGAGAAGCTTGCACAAGAGCTTGTAAAGCCTAAAGATCCTGTTGACCCTGATAGATTCTCATCAATAGATCTGATGGAACGTGAAGCTTCCTATGGACGTTCTGGGTTTTCTTTGCAGTTTATGCTAGACACTAGCTTATCTGACCAGGATAGATACCCCCTCAAACTATCAGACCTAATAATATCTTCAGTTAACCCTGATCATGCACCAGAAAAGGTCATATGGTCTTCTTCTCCAGAGTATGTAATCAAAGAATTACCTTGTGTAGGGTTTAATGGTGATCATTTCTATAGACCTGCACAACAATTTGGTGATTGGATTGAATATACAGGCTCTGTTATGTTCGTAGACCCCTCTGGTAAGGGCCGAGATGCCACTGGTTACGCTGTTGTGAAGATGCTTAATGGAAACCTATACGTTCCCGATGCAGGGGGTCTTAACGGTGGTTACAGTGACGCAGTATTAACAACTCTATCTAAAATAGCCAAGACCAATAAGGTAAATACCATCCTCGTAGAATCTAATATGGGTGGTGGTATGTTTGCAGAACTAATGAAACCTTTTCTTATGAGGTATCATCCCTGCGAAGTAAAAGACGTACGCAACACAAAGACTAAAGAACTACGTATAATAGACACCCTAGAACCTGTAATGAACTCTCACAGGCTCATAATAGACCGTAAGGTAGTAGAAAAAGATTATAGATCCAACCCTAATGAAGCTCCAGAAAGAAAATTAAAGCTTCAACTCTTCTATCAAATGTCTCGTATTACAAGACATAGAGGTTCCCTAGTACACGATGACATCTTAGATGCTCTATCAGGAGCAGTAGCCTATTGGACTGAGTACATGGCTCAAGATGAAGACCGTAATATTAGATCTCGTAAAGAAGAATTACTAAGAGTACACCTAGATAACTGGGGTTCCTATATGAATAACTCTATAACTCAAACAGCTATGGGTATGTCTCCTAACCAGATAAGTAATTCTAATACCCCTAACGATGGTTTTATAAGTAATTCTTATTAACATGCACTTGTAGATAAATCATGGGGGGGACTATAGGGGGGGTCGTTAAGTTCCATCCATAGTTAGACTATAAACCCTCCATGGATTTGACTTCATCAGCATCTTCTTTATAATTATCTCATAGGTTCTTTCACTTCACACTAGACCTATATGACCCTTTTAGTTTCCTTCTGGGTGGTTCTATTAGGGTCTTACAAAAGATTTTTAACACAAAAATTTGAAGGGTTTACGCATATATACAAATTTAAAATTTACCCCATATATAGTAACTTTTATAGATATTTAAGCTATAACTACAGTCTTTTATATGTAGTACTGTCATAGAGACAGCACTGCAAGTTAATCTATGGCTAGGGTCTTAAGGTTTTTATAGTGTTTTGGACAGTAAAAGGACAATAATTGGACAGGGTGGGGGGATATATAGGGTCTATTGTTACAAAGTGTAACGATTTATCTGTTTTTATTTTATCGATAACCAACCTATAGTAATAATTCAATCAGTACTAGATCTAGTACTATTCCCAGAAACTTATTAATCAAATGCAAACGATTACAACACCTTATAGTCCAACAACTTTTAAAAAATTGTTTGACTTTGGAAAAATTGACTACTACGGCAACGGCAGAAAAACCTGCTTAGTTGAGATAGAAGTTGAACTAAAAGACGGCTGTTTTACTGCTAGTGGTTCAGTATGGAACAACTTGAAAACAGATATTGTCATGGGTGGTCAATGCTTAGATAGTCTTAAAGAGTATTTAGCCTTTAATAAAGCTTTTAAAACTATTTACAGAATATGGAAGCTCTACCACTTAAACGATATGCAACCTGGAAGCCCTCAACAGATGGCTTATCTTAATACATTAACTAGGCCAGAAGATGCAGAATTTTACACTTGGGAATGTTCAAAACTAGCAGAGGTTGATCTTTATGAAGATGAATCTTATTTAGTAGATGGCAAACCTTACAAGTACGGTTCAAGATGGCTTAAAGCTGAATTACCACAGTCAGTAATTAAAGAGATAAGAGATCTTTAGAAAATCCCTTAAAGCCTCTTCGGAGGTTTTAAAGGGTTCTCTTAACAAAGAACCTTAACCGCCCAGTTATTTATTTTTATTATGTCTAACGACAAATACGACTACGAAAAGGAGCTTAAAGCTGCTAAACGTGCAGAAATAGAGCGTATATGGTTCGCCCAGGAAGCAACTAATAAGGAGCTACTGGAAGCCTACAAAGCTCTAAATATTAAGGAGGAATTAGAATGAACCGATCAAAATTATACGAGTGGTTACTCGATAATGATTGTCCTTTTGAATGGGAAACTTACGATTATGCAGATGAAACAGGAGGCACTTGTACTCTTGTATTCACTGATAAAGAGGAGAATGATTCATGACTATTTTAATTGTTTGGATTTGCTTAGTAATTCTTATGTATATCCTTATCAAAAACTTTAAAAACAACGCCTAGTTTTTACTAGGCTTTTATATTTTTTTTATTATGAAACTATGTACAAATCAGAGTATCCCTTCCGAATTTTTAAAGGGAGCTTGTATCTTTTTATCTGATGAAGATGAGGGGAGGTATATCAAAGATGTATGTGTAGATCTTGAAAAGCATCTTATCATCTTGATTGATGATGATGGGTGTGGGTACGATTGGGAGTCTTTACGCAATGCGTCTATTCAATTCCAGGGGGGTAGATAATGAGTGATTATCCATACAACCTTACAGCAATAGCTACTCATTTAAGAGAGCTTGCACAGTCTATTGCTAAGAAGCTAGACATTAGTGAACAGGATGCATGGGATCTTTGTATAGAAAAACTTGAATACAAGTATTCATACATGACAAGGGAGGACAATAATGATTGAATGTCCTAACTGCAAAAGCACTAATACTATTGTCTTACATACAAGAGAAAGGGAAGCTGCATATCTTTGGAGGTCTAGAACTTGCAAAGAATGTGGTAAGAAGTTTAGTACAAGAGAGTACAGTTTAGAAGAACTTGCTAAATTGATTGATGAAGGCAAAGAATCTCTTGATAATATGCGTGGTCACTGCGATGAATTACTAGCTGATTTAAAAGAACTTATCTCTCAATATTCAAATACAAAGGAGGTTAAATAATGGAAGTAACAATAGAATTTATGGAAGCAGGTTTCTT